TCAGAGCCGCCATCGCCGAAATACTCGCTATCCACGCATGCCCCTGCTGCATAGGCGCCATCCCAGACCGGATAGACACAATCCTGGTGGCCACCGACGCATACGCAGCCGCACAAGCCGCCCTCGCCGTCGCAGGCCCATTCACCGAAAGCACACCCACATGAGCGAATACCCCACCGTCATCCGCTCCGAGGACTTCGCCAAAGCACTCGAAGCCGCCGGGCTCGTCGGCAGCCTCCTGCACATCCAGGAGATCGTCATCACAGCGCGCGCCCACGAAGTCGTCACCATCGAGACCACCCAGATCGGTGACGACCGGCTGTACGGGCTCGTGCCCGCGCTCGGTGGCGAGCAGCCACCCGAGATCATCCCCGTGAGGCCACATTGAGCGGCAGCGTCATCCACGTCGAACCCGGCACGATCTGGGTAGTCGAGACATTCGCCGCGCTCGGCATCGCCGCTATCGCCGTCGTGCTGGGCCTTGGCATCGGCGCGCTGCTGTGGCGCTGGCAGCACGGCCAGTGACATGCCGTACCGCCGATGCCAGGACTGCCACGTGTTCTACGACAAAGACACCGCCCGCGGCTGGCGATGCCCGGCATGCCAAGCCATCTACGACGCCAAGCGCAAGAAACGCAACTGGCGGCCATCCAGCAGCAGCCGCGGCTACGACGGCGAGTACCAGCGCAACAAGCCACTCGTTATCGCCCAAGGCCGCAACGGCAGGCCATGCGTCATCTGCGGCAAACCCTTCCAGCCCGGGCAGAAGATCACCGTCGAGCACATCGTGCCGCTACGCAAAGGCGGCACCAACGTGCTAGCGAACCTGGGGCCAGCACATGCGGCCTGCAACATCGGCTGGAACAGGAAGTGAACGACTGCTGTTGGTGGGCTGAGCAGCCATGATGTGGTTTTTAGGTCAAGCACCCTCATGGCCCGCAGCCCATGAGCGCCTTTTTCGCTGGTACCAAATCGGTTTCAAGGGTCCAAGATCACCAAGGAGGGCCGATGCCGCGCACGAAAAAGCCTGCTGGGGCGGCTGTGGACCGCCGGAATGGCCGCCGCGCCGAGCTGGAGGTGGCCGCTGGCGGCCTGGAGCGCTTCGAGCTACCATCCCGCCGCCCTCCGTGGCTCGTGATCACTCAGGAGGCGTGGGAGGGTGCGTGGGCGGACGGTGTGGCGTCGATGTGGACGCCGGGTGACCGTCCGCTGCTGCTGCGGTGGGCTGATTCGATCGACCGGGCGGCGCGGGCGCTGCGGCGGGCTGACCGCAAGCCGGTGGTGATCGGCGGGAACATGCAGCTGACCGAGCACCCGTCGTACATGACCGCGAAAAGCGCGCTGGCGACGGCGGAGCGGTGTGAGGCGCAGCTCGGCTTCGGTGCTTTGAACCGGAACCGGCTGGGCCTGACGGTGGCGGCGGCGCAGAAGTCGCTGCTTGAGCTGAATGACCAGTTCATGCGGGAGGGTGAGGATGAGCCAGACCCCCGGCTCTGACGCAGCGCCTCGCTGTCCGCGCTGCTGCGTACACGGCCTGCCGTTTGCCAGGGAGGACCAGCGGCAATTCGGCACTGTCGGATGGTGCGGCTGGTGCCAGGACATCGCGGAAGGATACGGCGATGACTGCCGGATCTCTCCTGGCGAACCTCAATGGCTGTGTCCTCACGGCATCGGTGAGGCCCAATGAGCCAGATCCCCGCCTCGCCTGACGGCTGGATCGTCCCGCCGCTGTGGCTGCAAGCGCACGACCTTGACCAGGAGGCGCTTGACGAGCTGAAGGCGCGGTTCCTGGAGGCTGTTGAACGCGGCGGCCCGCCGGTCGTCCTGTCGGAGCCCCGGTTCCGGTGGTGGGATTGGCCCGCTGTCCAGTGGTGGTGGTACCGCCAGTACAAGCGGGCTGACCGGCGAGCATTCAGGCGCGAGTGCGAGCAGATCCGCTGGCGCGGGATCTGGCGGCCCAATGGCGACTGACCCCGGCTGCATCGACTGCGGCTGGCAGCCCGCTCCCGGCGCGCTGTGGCCCACGGAAGGCCCGCTGGCGGTCCGGTGGATGGAACGGTTCCTGATCTGCGCCGAGGGCGACTGGTTCGGCAAGCCGCTGCGCCTGCGCCCCGACCAGAAGCGGTTCGTCTACCGGTGGTATGAGTTCTGCCCGGCGTGCGGCTACTGGCGGTACGACGAGGCGCTCCGCGGCGCAGCGACCGGCGACGGCAAGACGACGTTCGTCGCGGCGCTGGAATGCCTGGAGATGTTCGGGCCGCCGCAGATCGCGCCCGTCTCCCCGAACATCATCAACGCCGCCGCGTCGTTCGAGCAGGCGGACCTGCTGTTCGCTATCGCCGGGGTGATGCTCGGCGGCCGGGACCAGGCCGTCGCTGAGGCGCCGCTGTGCGGTTACGCCGAGGTGTACGACACGGAGATCAAGTACGCGGACGGCCGGCCAGGCATCATGAGACGGGTCGCCGCGGTGGCCGGGACGAACGAGGGTGGCCTGCCGTCCCTGTTCGTCGGCGACGAGCTGCACGAGTGGGGCGACGTCGGCTCGACGAAGGCCCGCGTCCACATGGTCATCGGCAAGTCCACGCGCAAGCGGCGGATGATCTGCCGGCTGCCTGATGGCCGGGAGGTGACCCGCGGGCCGGGCCGGAAGCTGGGGATCTCGACGGCCGGGTTCGATGTGGACCACACGCTGCTCGGCGCGATGTACAAGCACGGCCGCCGCGCCCAGCACGACCCGTCCGTGTCGCCGCGGCTGCTCTTCGACTGGCGTGAGGCCCCTGACGGCCTGGACTACTCGAAGGCGGACGACCGGCGGCAGGCCGTGGTCGCAGCCTCGGCGGCGGCCGGGGTGCTGTGGGACATCGAGGGCCGCGTCCGCGAGTGGGACAACCCGGCGGTCGAGCATCATGAGTGGATCCGCTACTACGGCAACGCCTGGGTCGATGTGCCGGCTGACTCGTGGCTGAAGGATCACCCGGCGGCGTGGGGGAAGTGCCGGGGGACGTGGGAGCTGGCCGGGGACGAGCTGGCCATCCTGGCGATCGACATGGCGCTGAAGCGGGACAGCGTGAGCGTCCGCACCCTGACGAAACTGCATGACGGACGGGTGGCCACGACTAACCGGACCTGGTACCCGGCGGACGGGAAGATCGACCACCTTGAGGTCTGGGAGTACATCCGCGAGCAGGCGCTCGCCATGGGGCCGCGGTTCAGGGGGATCGTCTACGATCCGCGGTTTTTCGAGCTGCCGGCCCGCCAGCTCGAGGAAGAGGGCTTCCTGGTGATCGAGTTCAACCAGTCGCCGCAGCATATGGCCCCGGCGTGCGGACTGGCGTTCGACATGATCATCCATCAGCAGATCGTGCATACCGGTGACCCGGACGAGGCGCGGCAGGTCAAGGCGGCGGTGAAGCACCAGCAGGAACGCGGGTTCACCTTGAGCAAGGGCCGCTCACGGGTGCACATCGACGCGGCGATCACGCTGTGCATGGGCGTGGACGAGCTGGCCCGGCTGACAAAGCCGCGGGACTGGGCGAACACGGTGTGGTGACCAGAGAGGTGATCGTGATGGCTGAACCGATTTTCGAGCGTGTCGAGGAAGACCTGCTGCACCCCTGGAAAGCTTTCGAGCGTCACCACCACCCGGGCGCTACCATGATCGCAGCGTCAGTGCAAGCGCAACCCCCGGAGGCACCTGTGAGCGTCATCACCGAAATCAAGGCCGGACTCGAAGACCTGGTGGCCAAGGCCGAGGGCATCGACGAGGCCGCCGTGACGAAGCTTGAGGCCATCGCGGCCAACCCTGCCGCTGTCGAGGTGATGGACACGCTGGCCACGGTGCTGCATGTGCCGGCCAACGGGCTCAGCGTCGCCGTGGAGGTCCTGAAGGGCCTCGGCGCGCTGTGGGACAAGCCAGCGGCCGCCGAGGCGCCGGTGGCTGAGCCCGCGCCTGCGGTGTAAATGACCGCTGCCACGGCGCCGCTGCGGCTGCCTGCGTGCCCGGGGTGCGCGGGTGGCCGTGAGGTCAACGGGGTGCCGTGCCGGGACTGCGGCGGGACAGGCCGCCAGCGCGCCGCGCCGCGCATGCCGGCCAGCTTGCGGGCGCTGGGGCGCCGCTGGTCGCTGGCCGGCGCGGAGGTGGCGGGGACGCTGGTGCGCTGGTCGGCGAGCGTCCCTGGCGTGGCCGGCGCGGCGGGTGTCACACTTGGGGTCGCGATGATCGTTCATGGTGTGTTTCACCAGGTTCCCGAGCTGGGCGTGATGGCTGCGGCCGGGGGCCTGTTCGGGCTGCTCGCCGACAGGCAGCTGTAACCATGGCGGTGTTCGCCGGCCCGCTGCCTCGTGAGCGCGCCGCGGCGTCCCGCCCGGGCCGCGAGCAGCGGATCGCCCAGCTGTCGTTCGTGGCCCCGCCGGTCGGCGCGCACATCAACGCGGTCGAGGAGCTGTACGGGTCCGGGTCGCCGGAGATGGCGTTCCGGCACTCGACG